TCTTCTAAAAATTTTCTTTTCATACCTTTTCCTCCTTTAACACATTTTTTTTCGTGAGTTGCGCTCACCTTAAGGTTTGTTGCAGTTTTTCGACTTACCAAGGTCAAAATGGTTATAATTGCTTCCTTGTTGAAGCTCTCTTTTTCAAATACTCTTGGTACATTTCTTCGTCATCATCTGGCTCAAATATCAACTTATCAAGGTCCTTAAAATAAGGTGATGTTGTAGTACGACAGTGAGGGTGAAAGGGTGGGGCGGTAACTCCTATCTCCCAGTCCTCAATGGCATAATTCTCACCGTGTTGACCCATACAAACATCAGATGTCTTGGTATCCAATACAGCATCGATAACATAGCGCTCTGTCTTGGTCTTTTCATAGAATTCTTTTTTACCGGCAGACACAAAAAAAGACGCTTCTGTCTCAATCAGGCGCTTTGTATCTTTTTTATTGCTATCAAATTTCTTTACTAGTTTTGCAACCAACTTTTTAGGATGTTCTCCAGCAATCAAAGTCTTTTTTAACTCCACATTAAGGAAGTTAACTAACTCCTCTTGCTTTGTCCATATCCTGTCACTAAAGGTCTCTCCGTCCCATGTCCAAGAAGCTTTGTTAATAGCCTCCACCGTCTTTGCGTCAATGATATCAAACCTTGCCCCTGTGACCAATTCTTGTGTAAAGGCATTGCGGTTATATGCTTCGCTCAACGCACTCATAGTCACCTTATTTGCCGTGTTTTGGTAGGTGCTTGTAAACTCTGCCACCTTTTGATTAATTTGAGTTTGTAACGACTCTAAACGACTCACACGATACACAGTTGAAGCATCCTCTAATTGTTTGGCGTACGCTTGACTGTAGTTTAACGTCTTACCTTTTCTGATATACTCGTCGAGCGATAACATATACGCTTTACGTTCGTCACTCGTTAAAATACGTTTGGCATCAGCTAAAGATATTTTGTTATCTCTTGAAAACTTAAAATAAAAATCATTAATCTTGCCTTTGATTTCTTCCAGTGTTAGATCGTATACGTTGTGTAATACTTTTAATTCATCCTCGACCATTTCCCATATCCTAGTATCAATTTGCTCTTCTCGACGACTCCAGTAATCTCCTTGTTTAATCTTCTTCTTGGCCATCTTCTAACACCTTTTTAAATGTTTGATTAAATGCATCCTCATCAGGTGGTTCGTTCTCCTCAGCCAGTCTATCCTCTACTTCCGGTATATACCAAGGATGGTTTTCTCGTATCGTTTTATCATCAAGGATGCCAACACTACTACGTGCCATCTCAATAGAGTCTTTTTCGTTGATGATGATATCCCTATTAAGTGTCAAGGTTACAGATTCACCCGAAAAGTCTTTTCCAGTTGTCACCTTTAGGGCCATATTTACCAATTCAACTAATTTTTGGAAACTTTGCTGAATGTTTTCCTCCAATAAATTACAATCGACGTCTAAATCAGCATATCGCATTTTAACCTTTTCTCCACTGTCATTCCCTAAGCCTGCTTGTTGCATGTCTACAGCACTAGCAGCCTCATACAATTCAGATCTAATGCGTTCCAGCGTTTTTTCTACGGCATCTATATTAGGGGCACTATCGAGTGTATCAACACCGCCATCTGAGTCCATCTTGATAGCTAATGCACTATTTAAATCATTAACAAACTCCTCTACATTTGCTCCACCGTAGCCCTTTAATATCAATACCAAGAGAGGCAGGTCTATGATTAAATCAGCGTTGGAGCTAGCTATACGATTATATATATCAATCCCATCCTTAACAAAATCCAAAAGCGGTTGTGCCTCCTCGTTATACCTGAACGGTACAATTGGGGTAACTGGCCAGTTATACTCTTGATCACCGATTGTTAGATAGTTTTGATGTCCGTTATTAACAAAAACATCAGGTATCAATGTATTACCCTCCAGCTCAAAATAGTTAATCCCTTGCTGTGTGTACTCCTCTACTTTTGTCACAACCTCACGTTGCTTGTTGATATACTCGATTGTTTTATAGATACGTACACCACTGATAATCTCTGTGCGCTCATCATCACCGTAGAACGCTTTGAATGTGTGGGAATCGAATACTTTGAATTTGATTTTACCGCTTTGATCAAAGTATACATAAAGAAACGTTTCGCCACCAAGGATTACATTCTTCCCAATCTTCGATAATTGTTGTCGGAACGTGCTGTCAAATATTTCATCAAGATAATCTTGGTATTCCTCGTTTTCTGTTGTGATGCTTGGTTGCTTGCTTAGTAGGTATCCCACCTTTTGATTAACAAACTTACGATACATCGGATGTTGGCGTTTGACGTTTGAGCGATTTTGCAACTCCCTTGTACCTATCATCCTCTTTTTATCTTGAATATCTGTTTTATTTTTATAGTACTCATACGACTTAATAATATTTTTACGTTCTTCTGAATTTAAAAAGACAAATATCTCATTGGTCAATATCTCTATATCCGCCATGCCACTGGCTGATACAAATTCATTTAATTTCGCTAGTATCTTGTCCGTTTCTGTTATGCCGAACAAATTTTCTAATGCCAATCGCATCACTCCCTTTCTATCTCCATACTTCGATTTTTGAACCATTGTATATATCGTTTAACACTTGTGTTGTACAGTCAACTTGATCATCATGTTTCCCGTTCGGGAAAGAAGCAAACTCCTCCACGTAATCATCAATCCATGGGGCTATTGCTGGTGCAGGGATGTATACATTACCACTTTCGATAAATGGCGTTATAGCATGCGCTCTAGCCTCTTTACTCTCTTTTGGGTTAATGGGTACAATACCCGCAAAATCACTTTTAAGGACAGAAATAATAGCACTGCCATTAGCTTTATCCTCCACGAGTTTACGGTGTGCTTTTGGGTACTTTTTTATAAAGTTACGCATCATTGTCAACGATCCAACAAAATCTTTTTTAGCCCTTACTTGGTCTACCAGATAACTGTCCGCACCTATTTGACCCCAGCACTGACCAACCACATAGTCGGACTCTTTTTTGTTTTTAAACGTAAAGTCCCAAGACATTATTAACTTATCGAACTTATCAGGTAGACGGTTATAATACCTCCACCATTTACGCTTAAATATATTACCTTCTGCAGGTGCTGGTCTCTGTTGATACAAAGAATTCCAACCCCTTGACCCAGCGACTGACTTTGTTTTTTCTGCCCATTTCTCATCTTTACCAATTTCAGGGGCTAATGCTTCGCCGACTTTACGGCCCAATAAGTCATTCTCCTCGGCAATCGCTGGTATACGAATACGTTCCCATGGTAGCTTTTTCTCTTTCAGTAACTTGCCAATCAAATCATCCTCATGCCATCTAGTCATAATTACAATCACGCTTGCGGTTGCTGATAATCGAGAATAAAAGGTGTCTTGCCACTCGTCATAAATTCGTTTACGTGTTGTCTCACTCTCCGCTTCTGACCTGTTTTTGATGGGATCATCAATAATGAGTAAATCAGTACCACGCCCTGTCGCACCACCAAGAATTGATGTACTATACAATTGTCCTAAGTGGTCCTGTATGCCCCACTCACTTACGCTAGCTGTATCAGCGCTTAAATCTAATCCAAACAGCTCTTTGCTGTATCTTTTAAACTTAGCACGATTTTTACGCCCGAACTTTTTATACAGCTCCTCCGAGTATGCTACGGCCATCGCTAGTTTATCAGGGTTGCGCATCAAGTAATACGCTGGAAAAGTCTCTGTAATCACCATTGATTTACCGTGCTGTGGCGGAATTTCGACAAGGTAATATTTTTGCTGGCCATCAATAATCAACTGTAGCTTATCGGCTATGTACTTTTGGTGTCGTAACAGCTTAAATGCTTTGTCATGAGCGTAAAAAAAGAAATCAGCATAATTACGTCTCGCTAATTCCTTTAGTGCCTCATTTGCAATTGTTTTTTTATCCATCATCATCAAGAGATTGGGCTAGCTTCCTAAGTTCTTCTGTGGTCAGTTCCCTAAAAGCGTTGTCTATAGTTCCGCTATGCTCTATTTTTTGCACGTAAGCACCATCCATTTTATTAAGCATATCAATAGCA